AAGTATCCCAGCATCCGCGCAATATTGAAGAGGCCTTTGCAACAAGAAGTGTATCCTTATTTCCTAGTCACTTGGTTGCTGCGCAGAAAAGAAGAATTGAAGATAAAGAATACCCTACAGAATATATTGATCTTTCTAGAAATGCTGAAGGAGTATGGGTTATAGAGAAAAGTAAGAAGATTCCTATAAGCAAGTTCCCGGTAGAAAAGAATGCTGAAGACAAAGCCGGTGTAATTGTTATGAATGAGAAGCCTGATTTAAAGGCTGCCTGGGGTACCTACTACGCGTCTATTGATCCAGTGTCTCAAGGTAAGACCACAACATCTGAATCATTGTGCTCTATATACATTTACAAAATACCTATTGAGGTGACTAGAAATGATGGAGGGGATATAAAAACGTACATTGAGCAGGATAAGATTGTTTGTCATTGGTGTGGAAGATTTGATGATATCAATGAAACCCATAAGAGATTAGAGAATATGATTGAGTGGTATAATGCCTGGACTATTGTTGAGAGCAATGTTCCCGGCTTTATAACTCACATGATCAAGCAGAGAAAGCAGAAGTATCTAGTTCCTAAGAACCAGATCACTTTCAGGAAAGATATTGAGAATGTTCAGACTCATCACCAGGAGTATGGTTGGCGCAACACCGGCACAATCTTTAGGGCCCATATCTTACCCTACCTAATTGACTTCTGTAAAGAGGTATTAGAAGAGGTAACTACAGAAGAAGGTAAGGTAGTTAAAGTAGTATACGGTATTGAGAGAATACCGGATAAGATGGCCATGGTTGAGATGCAGCAATACAGAGATGGTCTCAACGTGGATAGATTGATAGCACTAGGAGCTCTGATAGCCTTTGCTAAAGTTCAAGAAGCAAACCGCGGTATCAGAAGAAGATTAGACACAACAGACAAAAAAGACTTGCAAAAGTCAGAAAATTTATATAAATTTACTAATAGCCCATTCCGGCATATCGGGATGGGCCAAAGCTCTTTGGATAAAAGACCTCCGAGGAACCCATTTAAGAATATAAGATAACAACTATGGAAGTATTAAATGCAATGCAGCTCAAGTCTGGCAAGAAGGCTGAGTACAACAGAATGGGCTCGATAACCCAGCCTTTACAGTTTCTTTCTAAAAAAGATAAAAACCCAGAATGGGCAGCATGGAATATGGATTGGTTGGAGTGGAATGGTCTTAAGCAGATCCGTAGGAATGCGCGCAGGCTCATGAAGAACTACAAGCTAGCTAAAGGAGTTATTGATCGCGGTGACTACATGATGGAAGAATCCAATGAGATGGGGGATCTTGTAGATACTCTGATGAAAGAGGATCCTACAGTTCTAGAATTAAAGTTCTATCCTATTATTCCTAATGTTATCAATGTTCTCACAGCCGAGTTTGCCAAAAGAAATACTAAGATTACATTTCATGCTAAGGATGAATATTCTATCAATGAGATGTTAGAGCAAAAAAGAGAACAAATTGAACAAGTTCTTTTTAGTCAGGTTGAACAAAAGCTATTAGCTAAAATGCTTGAGCAAGGTCTTGATCAAAATGATCCGGAAGTTCAGCAACAAATGCAACAACAACTGAGTCCTGAGAATCTTAAGACTCTTCCTGAAATTCAGAATTTCTTTGATAAAGATTATAGATCCCTGGTTGAGCAATGGGCAATGCACCAAACTAAGATTGATGAAGAACGCTTTCACATGGATGAGCTTGAGGAGCGCGGCTTTAGAGATATGCTTATTACTGACCGTGAGTTCTGGCACATGAAGATGATGGAGGATGATTATGATATTGAACTTTGGAATCCGATTACTACATTTTATCACAAGTCTGCTGAAGCACGCTACATCTCTCAAGGTAATTGGGTAGGTAGAGTTGAGATGATGACTATTGCTGATGTTATTGATAAGTATGGATATACCATGACTCAACAACAATTGGAATCTATTGAAGCTCTTTATCCTGTAAGATCTGCCGGTTATCCTTTACAGGGATACCAGAATGATGGATCCTATTATGATGCTACTAAGTCTCATGATTGGAATACTCAAATGCCGTCCTTAGCCTACAGACAGTTTACATCTATGTATGATAACTTTGTCTTCAATGGTGGAGATATCATTAATTGGATCATGGCTGAAGGAGAAGACTACGCGCCCATGGGAGCAGCCTTCTTATTGCGCGTGACTACAGCTTATTGGAAGTCTCAGCGTAAGGTAGGTCATCTTACTAAAATTGATGAGAATGGAGAAGTAACTACAGATATCATAGGCGAAGATTATGTTGTAACTGATAAGCCTATCTATGATACAACACTGATTAAAAATAAAACCAAGGATACTCTTATTTTTGGAGAAAATATAGACTGGATCTGGATTAACCAGGTTTGGGGTGGTGTAAAGATTGGTCCTAACCATCCAAGCTTCTGGGGAATGAATAACCCAGGTGGAGTAAATCCTATGTATTTGGGTATTGATCAAAACAGAATGGGGCCTTTGAAATTCCAATTCAAAGGTGACAACACCCTCTACGGATGTAAACTTCCTGTAGAAGGAGCTGTCTTCAATGACCGGAATACAAGATCAACTTCTATGGTTGACTTAATGAAGCCTTTCCAAATAGGATACAACATTGTTAATAACCAGATTGCTGACATCCTTATTGATGAGCTAGGCACGGTGATCATGTTAGATCAGAATGCCTTACCTAAGCACTCATTAGGAGAAGACTGGGGTAAGAACAACTACGCCAAGGCTTATGTTGCAATGAAGAACTTCCAGATCTTACCTTTGGATACATCCATCTCTAATACAGAGAACTCAATCTCTCAGAACCATTTCCAGGTTATGAACTTGGAGCAGACCAATCGTATGATGTCCAGGATTCAGATGGCTAATTATTTCAAGCAACAATGCTTTGAGGTAATAGGAATTACACCACAAAGATTAGGTCAACAGATGGGTCAGATAGATACGGCCAAAGGAGTGGAACAAGCCATGGTAGGATCCTTTGCACAAACTGAGAACTTCTTTATCAATCACTCAGATTACTTAATGCCTAGAGTGCATCAGATGAGAACAGATCTTGCTATGTATTACAACTCTAAAAAACCTTCTCTAAGACTGCAGTATATTACTTCTGCTGATGAGAAAGTTAATTTTGAGATGAATGGTACAGATCTATTGCTGCGCGATCTAAACATCTTTGCCACAACTAAGGCTAATCAAAGAGCTATTCTTGAGCAAATGAAACAACTTGCTTTCACTAATAATACGGCCGGTGCTTCCATCTATGATCTAGGAACTGTTATGCAGTCTGAATCTATGGGAGAACTTACAAATTCTCTTAAGGGTATTGATAGAAAAACACAAGCTCTTCGTCAAGAAGAACAACAACATGCTCAGCAAATGCAAGAACAAGAGATGCAGACAAGACTTCAAGAGAAGCAAATGCAGCTTGATCATGATATGCAAGAAGCTGAGAAGGATCGTAGAAAAGATGTTCTCATTGCTGAGATTAAGTCTGCAGGCTATGGTGCTATGCAGGATATTAATCAGAACATGCAATCAGATTACATGGATGCTTTAGGGCAAATCAAGCAATCAGAAGAATTCCAACAATCTATGAATCTTCAAGAAAATAAGGAGACCAATAGAATGACTAATGATAGGGAAAAAGCTCAGATAGAAAGGGAAAAACTTCAAGCACAAATGAGGATGAAGCAGACTGATCTTGAGATAGCGCGAGAAAATAAGAATAAATTTGATGCAAAAAAGAAAGATACTAAGAAGAAGAAATAAGGCTTTAGCTATATATTGCAATATATTTTATAAGGGCTCTTGTATTATTTCAAATTTATAAAGTTTATTTCTATATTTTTGTTTATATTATAACAAGCCACTAATATTAAACCAACAAAAACCAACTAAAATGGCAGAAACTAAAGATAACACAACAACAAGTCAGATGGACATATCCATTGATGAGTTGTTAGGAACACCTGGTGCAGAGAACATCATGGTACCAGAAAGTAAACCAAGCTTATTCAGTAGAAACCCAAAGGTTGATATTGATAAGATGCTCCTTGAAAAGACTGATGAAGAAAAAGCAGCTGATGAAGCTGCTGCAAAGCTAGCTGCGGAAGCTGCTGCAGCCGGAGGAGCCCCTATTAAAAAAACTCCTGAAGAAGAACAAGAGATTCAAGATCTTCTTGACCCTCAAACCGATGAAGAGAAAGCTGCTTCAGAAAAAGAAGATGCTACCAAAAAAAGCGGAAGAGCTGGTGGTTTAGCAGAACTTGGAGCTAGGCTTATTGAAAAAGGATACCTTATTCCTTTTGAAGGAGAAGAAGACGTAAGTAAATACGGTATTAAAGATTGGGAAGAGTTGTTTGAGTCCAATGAGAAAGAAAAAAGAAAGAAAACAAAAGAAGAAGTTTCTGGAGAGTTCTATGAAGAACTTCCTGAGGAACTACAGGTAGCAGCACACTATGTTGCCAATGGTGGCCAAGATCTAAAGAGCTTATTCCGCTCTCTAGCTGCGGTAGAAGAGATTCGTCAACTAGATACAACAGATGAAGCTAGTCAAGAACAGATAGTAAGAAGTTACTTACATGCTACTAACTTTGGTACAGCAGAAGATATTGAAGAAGAAATTGAAGGCTGGAAAGATCGCGATGAGTTGCTTAATAAGGCTAACAAGTTCAAACCAAAATTAGATGCTATGCAAGAGCAGATTGTAGCAAGACAGTTGCAACAACAAGATGCAAAGCGTAAACAACAAGAAAAACAAGCAGCTGTGTACACAGATACTATATACAAAACTCTTGAACCGGGTGAGATCAATGGTCTTAAACTAGACAAGAAAGTACAGAATATGCTATTTGGTGGATTAACTCAAGCTAACTATCCTTCAGTATCAGGAAGACCTACTAATTTGTTTGGTCATCTTATAGAGAAGTATCAGTATGCAGAACCTAATCCGGCTTTGATTGCTGAAGCACTTTGGTTATTAGCTGATCCAGAAGGATACAAAGCTAAAGTTAAAGCTATAGGAAGTAAAGATCAGATAGAAAAAACAGTGCGTACTTTGAAAACAGAACAAAGCAACAAGATCACATCAGGCCAAGGACAGGAAGATGATGATAATGCTAGCAGAAAGAAACCGGGATCAGGAATAGCAAGACCTACTGGTAGTTTCTTTAAGAGATAATTAAAACAACTAAATATAAATTATAAATTATAAACTAAAAACAAACAAGAAAAATGGCAACTCCAGTATTAAACAATGGTATATTCTTGCGCGACACTAACTACAATGCTAGTTCTCACGTAGATTCATACCACTTAGTAAACATGTTAAAGGATGCAGAACCAATGGACTTAGGTCCGGTAGACATCTGGGCTATGGCGCAGAAAGTTGAAATGCCTCTTTATCAATTATCATCTTTTGGTGGTAAAAATATCATCATGGTAGACAATGCTCGTGGTGAGTACAAATGGCAAACTCCGGTTTCCCAAGATCTTCCTTACATCATTGAAGACATTGAACCTTTAAACCTTGCCAAAGGTGTTGATGGTACAACCTTCAAATTAAAAATTAACAAGCGCGAATTTGGTCATGGTGATATCTTCACTTTTGACAAGTATAATGGCGCGGAGATGTATGTAACTGCAGAAGATATCCTACCTATGGGTGATGGTTTTATCTACACTGTACAGTTAGTAAACAATGACAACTACAAATTCCTTGAGAACAAGTATTTAACAGCTCAAACTAAATTATTCCGTAAAGGTTCTGCCCGCGGAGAATATGGTGAGAGATTCTCTGACATCCAAACTAAATCAGGTTTCCGTGAATTCTACAACTTTGTAGGAGGAGCAGAAGCTCACGTACACTATTCTATCTCTTCTCGTGCCGACCTTATGTTAAAAGGTGGTATGAATGCTGATGGTACTGTACCGGTTCAAGAGATCTGGAGAAACTTTGACAAGTCTATGGACCCGTCAATTTCTAAGATTGAAGAGGTTGCAAGTAAAATGGGTAAAGATTACTTAAAGCGTGCTATTGGTAATGGTACTTTAACCCGTACTTTCTTAACAGCTATGGAAGCAGCTCACTTAACCAAGATTGCTACTGACATCGAGACTTACCTAATGTGGGGTCATGGTGGACGTATTAAGCAAGATGGTCCAGATGACATGCGTTTATCTGTAGGTTTATGGAAGCAATTAGACAACTCTTACAAGCGTGTGTATAACAAAGCTAATTTTAGCTTAGAATTATTCCGTGCTGAGTTATATAACTTCTATGCAGGTCGTGTTGAATTCCAAGGTCCAGACCCTAAGCGTCAGCTTATTGTTCAAACCGGTATGGGAGGAATGCGCCTAGTAAATGAGGCTATCAAGCGTGAGGCAGTAAACACAGGTTTAATGATCAACATGGGTGATGGTAAAAATGGTGGTGGCGGTATTGGAGCTATTACTGGTCAAGGTATGGATCTAAACTTTGGATTCTCTTTCACTAGTTATGTAATTCCTTTCTTAGCTAATGTTAAGTTTGTTCTTAACCCAGCATTTGATAACTTACATACTAATGATATTGAGAACCCAATCATTGATGGAAATCCATTAAGCTCTTATAGCTTTGTGATCTTTGACATCACTGATACAGGAAATGACAACATCTTCATGTTGAAATTATCTTGGGATAATCAATTAAAGTGGTTCTACCAGAATGGTACTATGGATTACATGGGCCGTACTCAAGGGTTCAAATCAAATGGTAACTTCAATGGATACCGTGTTATGATGACTCA